CCGCACCAACACTTCGGGCGCAATTTTCAGCGGCGAGCATTATCTGCACCGCTTCAAATGTCTTCACAATTTTGGGCGATATTGCATAATGTCAATTTTAGGAATTGTGGCGTCACAAAATTATCCAAGAACTGTATCAGTCGAATACTTGGTCATTGCAGGCGGTGGCGGTGGCGGTTCACAAGGCGGTGGCGGTGGCGCAGGTGGTTACAGGACGGCAAATGGATTTGCTTGTGAATTAAACACCAATCTGACAGTGACAGTCGGCGCAGGTGGTGCAGGCGGCACAACGGCTGGCAATAAAGCCAGCAATGGTAACAATTCAATTTTTAGCACCATTACATCATCTGCAGGCGGCGCTGGCGCAGGCGGCGCTTCAGGCCAAAGAACCCCTAATACTGGTGGTTCTGGCGGTGGCGCACCCGTTGCGCCAGAAGCAGTCAATGGCGCGGCAGGAAATTCTGGCGGATATTCACCTGTAGAAGGTTACGCTGGTGGAAATAGCGTTGCTGCAGCTAACTATGGTGGCGGTGGTGGCGGCGGTGCGTCTGCGGTTGGATCTAACGGCACGACAACAAATGGTGGAAATGGCGGCGCAGGTAGTGCATCATCAATCACTGGTTCGTCGGTTACTCGCGGCGGTGGTGGCGGTGCAGGCGTTTATGTGAACGGATCAGCAGCAGGAACAGGCGGCGCAGGTGGTGGTGGTAATGGAAACATCGGGCAGACTGGCAATCCAACTGCGGGAAGCGCAAATACAGGCGGTGGCGGTGGTGGATCGGGTGAAACTGGCGTCACGGGGGCAGCAGGTGGTTCTGGAATTGTAATTCTCAAGTATCCTGACAATAGAACCATAACAATTGGTGCAGGATTAACAGGAACAACCGCAGCACCTTCAGGCGGATTCAAGGTGACGACAATGACTGCTGGCACTGGGAATGTGAGTTGGGCATAATGGCACACTACGCATTCTTAGATCAAAACAATATCGTTACAGAAGTTATTGTTGGCATTGACGAAAATGAATTGATTGAAGGACTTAAACCTGAGATTTGGTACGCTAATTTTAGGGGTCAAACTTGCAAGCGCACTTCGTACAACGGCAACATGCGATTCAATTATGCTGGGATTGGTTACACATACGACCCAATTGCCGACGCATTTATTGCGCCAATGCCAGAATGCGGTCACGACGAATTGACGTTAACAGAATCAAAACGCTGGGAATGCGGAAACGAGGAACACAATGTCATTTCCTAATGCAACAAATGCTAGGTTGATCGAAGTCGCAGCGGGAGAAGTTGGCACGATTGAAGAAGGCGACAACCTCACCAAATACGGCAAATTTACAAAAGCCGACGGGTTGCCCTGGTGCGGAAGTTTCGTAAATTGGTGCGCTGCACAGGCAGGCGTCAAAATTCATTCAGTGGTCAGCACTGCAGTTGGCGCGCATAAATTCAAAGAAATCAATCGCTGGTCAAACATTCCACAATTGGGCTATTTAGCGTTCATGGATTTTCCACATGACGGCGTTGATCGCATTTCACACATTGGAATTGTTGTTGGATTAATTGACAATAAAACATGTTTGACGATCGAAGGAAACACCAGTGGGACGGGCGACCAGCGCAATGGTGGCATGGTGATGGTTAAAGTCCGGGGATTTGGTGAAGGCAAAGAAATTGTTGGTTTTGGTATTCCTAAATTTACGCCTTACAAGGGAGAATTTCCTAGTGTTGAAATGCCAAAAACGGCAGATAAACCAAAGAAGGAGAAAACCAAATGGAACAAGCCAAAGCCCTAGCAGCTTCCTGGGCACGATCATTTATGGCGGCGGCGCTCGCCTTATACATGGCGGGTGTGACAGACCCAAAGACACTTGCAATGGCAGGTGTCGCAGCGGTTGCACCAGTGATTTTGCGCTGGCTTAACCCAAACGACAAAGCCTTCGGTTCTACGGGGAAGTGAACCGCAGATTCGCGGCGGCAGGGTTGGTCTGGGCACTTGCACTAACCCTGACCGCTTGCGGGTATCAGGGGTGGACACGTTATGAATGCCAGGAATTCGAAAACTGGGAAAACCCAGAATGCCAAAAACCGCAGTGCGTCCCTACTGGAACTTGCACTGACGACATCATTGGAAAAGAATTTACAAAAACCGTACCGACGCCGCACCCCTGAGGACGTCCACGCTCAACTGATTTTAATTATTGGTTCAACCCTGGCACTGGTTTTTTTGGTCGTGACGGTTGGCATAACTTACGCGCTTATATTCGTAACCCAGCCAATCGGCGCCCAGGCGCCCAACGACGCAGCGTTTATTGATCTATTGAAAACCCTGGCTATTTTCTTGACTGGTTCATTGGGTGGCGTACTGGCGGGTAATGGGCTGAAATCCAAATCTAAGCCAACGGACACGCCGACAAACACGCAAGGTTCTTGACCGCGCGCCAATCATGCGTCACCCTGAGATCAGGTGGTAGCAGTTATCACCTAGAATCGGGAGAATTCAAAATGACAATGGAACAAATCATTGGTTTTGTCATTATCGGACAATTAACCATCAGCACCATTATTTATTCAATGGGCTATCGTGACGGCAAATCAGTTGGCTACCATGCAGGTCGATCAACTGGAATGGCCATTGGAAGACAACAGGAGCGTCAACGCTAATGGGATTCCTAGACAACTACGAAGCAAGCCGCGAAAGACTAGAACGTTGGATTAAGACTTACCCAACAGGTCGCATTGAAACAAGAATTGTCGAATTTAGTGCCGAAAAGGGTTACGTTTTGGTTGAAGCAAAAGCGTTTAGAAACCATGACGACGTTTTGGCAGCTGGTGTCGATTATGCCTATGGGTACCAGGCTGCCTATCAGCCCAACATGCGTCGCTGGTTTGTGGAAGATTCGGTGACGTCAGCAATTATGCGGGTGCAACAATTGGTCATGGGTGGTGCAGAACGCACGACGAAAGAAGTCATGGAGCAGGTCGAACGGGCTGCAGCAGTAAAGCCACAACCCGAAGCGCAACCAGATTACTGGTCAACCAAATTTGAAGACGAAAAGCCCGTTGCAACACCCCTGGCATCAAGCCTGGGTGAGATTGCAAAACAACTGGGCGGTGAATTACTCCCCGAAGCGCCAATGTGCGCACATGGTCACATGATCTGGAAACAGTCACATGACGGGGCACCTAAGAGTTGGGGTGGTTATTTCTGCACCCAGCGCAGCAAGGCAACCCAATGCCCACCACGTTGGCACGTTCTTGCCAGCGACGGAAAATGGAAGCCACAACTGTGAGCGACTACATTGAATTGATCAATCCCAAGACCAGAATTTGCAAAGTCATTCAAGACGGCGAAATAGTCACCGAATATAAATTGGAGCAGTGCGACAAATGTTCACAATTGGCCAGGCTTGATGACTTCGGTTATCAGCGCGGATATTCCGGGGAAGCCGTGTTGTGGTTTTGCGGTGCCTGCAGATGAGAATGCTATTGAGCAAAGAAGAACAATTTATTTGCCATGAAGCAGCAATTCATTTGGCGCGCGGGAATCCAAATTACTGGGAAACCCGCGACGGCAACTATTCGAAAGACAAATCGTTCCACGAACTTATTGCACAGGACGCCGAAAGTATCGGAAGCGAATGGGTTGTGGCTAAGTACCTGGAACTTTCATTTGACCCATTTGAACAAAAAGGTAAAGTGAAAGCCGACGTAGGGCACAGGTTCGAAGTCAGGTGGACGAAGTACGACGGCGGGCAGCTGATAGTGCATGAGTACGATCGACCAACGGACGTGGCAATTCTGGTAACTGGCAAATCACCTCGCTACGTCATTGCTGGTTGGATACCCATTGCAATGGCACAGAAAGACCGTTATAGGTCATCAACCCAGCCAAATTGGTGGGTAACGCAGATCAACCTTCAGCCAATCGAAAACCTGAGGAAAACAACCTATGGACAAAACTGAGTTTGAATGCCGAAAATGCAAGAAGATTACGGTTCAGTTGATTCACAAAGTGACGGACAACCTTCCACCTGGTGTCGAAGTGATTCAATGCACCAAGTGCGAAGTCATGGGGGTTGCACTGATAGGAGATTCCAATGCCGATCTATGAGTTTGAATGTTCAATGTGCAAAATCCGTGTTGAGGTGGATCGATCATACGACGAAGACCGTTCAGCCCAGTGTTGTGGCCAACCCATGACGCGGTTGTTCTCAGCGCCAGGGGTGTCGTTTAAGGGTACTGGCTGGGGTCATCAATGATCATTTACAAATGGCAATGCGCATGCGCAATGTGGATTGAAACCGAAAGTGAAGCACAAATGGAAAAAGCCAAAACCCGACATTTCAAATGGCATGTTAAACGTGGTGACATCAATGAATAGTTATCCACAGGCTAAACGCACAGTGTGCAAAACCAATTATAACAAAACGTTATCAAATTGTTATCAAAATGTTATAAACGGGCTGGCATTGCGTAAGCGTAAAGGACTTGCATGGGGGGTGTACGCTGGAAGCATACAACCAACACAGGGACTATCTACCTTCCAACAGAATGAAGTTCTTTCATCATTCAAGGATAAAGATATAAAGATAAAAAAATGGCTGGTCTTGATCGTTTCAGCCTTAATCGCAGTGCAAGGCGCTAATTCTGCCTCAGCTGCTAACTACTCAAAAGACCATTTGAAGTTGTACGCACATTCCAGGATTCTTATTTATGATGAGTTTGTGTGCTTCAATCGCATAATTACTAAGGAATCTCAATGGTCATACACTGCCCGCAATGGGTCACATTGGGGATTGGGTCAGATGAGATCGAAGCACTATGGAACACTTGACCCATACAGACAGATTGACGCAACCATCAAATACATCAAGAAGCGCTATCAATCGCCGTGTAAAGCCTGGGCATTTCATAAAGAAAGGAATTGGTTTTGATGAGTAGTGCATTGAAGAACAATGGTTCAACAACCAAGTGGCGAAAGATTAGGGAACGCATACTGCAGCGTGATGGCTACACATGCCAGCATTGTGGTGCAGAAGCCAATTCAGTTGATCATATTGTGCCTAGAAGCATGAACGGCACAGATGACGAATTCAACCTTCAAAGTTTATG